CTACAGGGAGCGGCGATTATCAGGTGAATGGAATCCAAAGGGGAAGAAGAAACTTAGTGAAGCAACTGTTAATCGTGAGCAGTCATATCTACATGCTGTTTTTGCCGAACTGAAGCGCCTTGGAGAGTGGTCTGGTGAAAACCCCCTGACTGGTATTCGCAAGTTTCGTGAGGAAGAAAAGGAACTGGCGTTTCTGTATGTAGATGAGATTGAACGCCTTCTGATTGCGTGTGATGAGTCACGGAATAAAGATTTGGGGGTTGTTGTTCGTATTGGGCTTGCGACTGGTGCTCGGTGGAGTGAAGCAGAAGGATTAAAACAATCTCAAGTACTGCCCGGTCGAATCACATTTGTCAAAACTAAAGGAAAGAAGAACCGCACTGTACCGATTTCACCTCAATTGCAGGCTATGCTTCCTAAAAAACGAGGAGCGCTATTTTCACCATGTTATGAGGCTTTTGACGCTGCAATTAAGAGAGCGAAGATCGAGCTTCCTGATGGGCAATTAACTCATGTGCTACGTCACACGTTTGCCAGTCATTTTATGATGCGGGGCGGAAATATTCTTGTGTTGCAAAAAATACTGGGGCATAGCGATATAAAAATGACTATGCGTTATGCGCATTTTGCTCCAGGTCATTTAGAGGCTGCTGTTGAATTGAACCCTTTTGACAATAGAGGGTAAAAAGTGGCGATAAAAAGTGACAATAGATTCAAATGGCGTTGTATAGATCTATTTGCAGAGTTAATAAAATCATAAGGTTATGATTTGTAAGTGGTGGTTGATAGTTTTTAAAATCCCTCGGCGTTCGCGCTGTGCGGGTTCAAGTCCCGCTCCGGGTACCATGGGAAAGATAAGAATAAAATCAAAGCAATAAGCAGTGTCGTGAAACCACCTTCGGGTGGTTTTTTTTGTATTTGTATTTTGTTAAATGGCGGTAAAGTGGCGATGGTGTGGCGATATGCAGAAATAATGATAGTACACGTCTGTTTAAACTCTAAGGGTGAAGCAAAACTCTCCTGCAACTCATCTGCATTTCGCATATTGAACTAGGGCCTTGGTTAAACCAAAGTTTTTTCTGGGATCTTCCCACTCAACTTCATTTTTCCTCCTACCATCCACCAAAAGGTGTCTACGCTACTCTATCTTTTTTAATCTGAGAACATCCTGAGAAAAAGACAAATTCGTTAGATTTACTGTCTTTCTGCTGCCTCGAATGCTGATGTCTGCAGCACTGATAATAACTCTATCTCTTTGATATAGATCTTTTTTTTGATGAATTGCACGGCATATTATCGTGATGGCACCTTCTTGTTAAAGGTGCTGTACTCCTCATCTCGATTTTATGATGTGGGCTATGATTGGTTAGTAATAGAGTGTATCGGTATGCGATGTGGTTTATTAATGGCAATCTGCCTGTGTTTGGTATCTTTTAGTGGGTATGCAGCAACAGGAAAGTCAGACGCTCAGATCAAGAAAGAAATAATTAAAGAATCCATTGAATCTTATCCAGGCAATTGTGCGTGTCCGTATAATCATGCAAGGAATGGTAGTAGATGTGGTGGACGCAGTGCATATAGCCGTACTGGAGGGTATGACGTGGTATGTTATGAAAGTGATGTTACCGATGAAATGATCCGGCAATGGAAGCAGGAGAATGCTGAGTAATCTCTTTTAAATGATTTGTTGTGCGAGCATTATGTGCAGTTAACAGCTCACTAGCTAGTGAGAGTCCCAAAAAGAAATCCCGCAGTTTTTACGCTGTGGGGTTGTTATTCATGCCTATGAGATAGGGTGCCTTATCGGCCTTACCCTGGCAACCGATTGACGGGGAGTTGCCTCCCCGTCGCGGTTTCCTTACTGCTTACACTGTAAGAACGCCGCAAACTCCGCTCCCCAGAAGCTCATCCGTATTTCACACAGCGAACCGTGCAGCATCCAGATGATGAGGATTACCGTCACGCAGAACGTGATGGCCGTAAGCGATTTTTGCGACATAGCGCTTGCTCCTTTGTTGGAGAGGCGCTAACCTATCACTTGCTAGGTTGACGGGTTAGGGCCTCGGTTAAACAGAAATGTTTTCCGGGGCCTTTCCACATCCGGCCTTCGGGTATTCCCTCCGACCATCAGCCGAAAGGCACCCGCACGTAATCTATCGCTTTTTTGTTACTCCGGCAATTCTGCCTGTTAATTCTGAGGTAAAGGCAAACTCATCTGATTGTTTCCCCTGTGTGAAGCTGGCAGCTCATGCCACGGGATACCTTCTGAAGAGTGAACGCCGGAGGCGTGTTTTGATGTGAATTTATGGAAAGCTTCCAGTGTTGAGAAGCATACGCCGCATTCCAGGTTGTTACACTGGTAATACTTTTGCCGCACGGTGTTTGAATCATTTTCCGGACGACTGGTGCGGATACGGGCAGATGCGCCACAAAGCGGACAACGAAACATAGCGACCTCCCTTAATGTGCTGCTATCGTGATTTTAAATTGTACTAGTGAATATGCCAATCAACAATCAGGTCAGATTGAGGCATGGACGTTTATCTATTAATAAAAATTAACCCTGATGCATATTTAGTATGTCATTTATTATCAAGTGATAATTTACTAATTATGATAAAAGAGATTGTTCATTATGTATGTGTTTTGATAAAAAATGTTCTTATAAGTTTATAGATTTTAAATATTTCATAAAATGTGTGCTATAAAATCATCTAATTTGAGTAAAAGAGCAGGAGGTAAATTTGCCCTGCTCTTTGATAATATGATGTTGGTGGAAACAATATCTATGTATAGGTTATTTTACTTTCTATAAAATTCTGTATGTAAAATTGAGGCCAGTGCTGATGGATTTTCCCATGACATGGAGTGTCCAGCGTTTGGCACTATTGCAACAGATATTCCAGATTCTTTTATTTGCTGGAAATCATTGTCTGGCAATGATTGTTCGCCAAAAATTAGTGTACGTGAACAGGGCAGATTAAGGAATATATCTCTCCATGATGGAGTGGTTCCATCAACCAGACTTTTGGCTCCTCGCCATATTGCCCATGGGGCTGCATTCTGGAGTTCACCTTTCCATGGGGATGTTTCACACTCCAGTAATTCATTATATATATGCGAAATAAACTCTGCTTCTGGTTTCTCTATTATCTTACGGCTATAGGTACCTCCACCAGAGTGAAAATTAGGCTCAGAAACCACAAGCTTTCTTGTTCTCTCATGTAGTTGTCTGGCCACTTCAATCGCAATACTTCCCCCCATACTGTGACCATAAATATGGAACTGTGAGAGATTTAAGGTTTCTACTACTTCAATAACAACTTTAGCTTGATGGGATATGCTGTAATCGAATCCTTTAGGCTTATCACTGAATCCATATCCAGGGAGATCTATCAATATCGCTCGTTGTCCACCAAATGCAGGATCTGCAACAACCCGTGGATATTCATAAGAAGAGGAACAGCCAAGCCCATGAATAAAAACAACAGGAATACCTTTACCAGGTAAATCATGCCAGCGCACATTTGCTCCGGCAGTTAACGAAAATAAACTGAACATAATATATGCCTTTGTTTTTGCTTACAGGTATAACCTGTAACTCTGACAGTAAAGGATCTTTTACCCTTGTTCTTGCCTTACCGTGTCCAGAAGGCTATTGTATATTAAGTAAAACGTCGAGGTTGTTCACTCTGTTTCTGCTATCCATTCCGGGATTTTTGCTTCAAGCTCAAGCTGTGTGGTAAAACCACTGTTATCAATGGTGTGCTCGGCTTTTGCAATAATCCAGTCCTGATTATCAATCTCGCTTTTAAATCCTGTTACCGTGCCATGCATTTCGGGGTAGAGTTCTGCTCGTCCACGTGCCAGCGTGATGGAGAATGATGCGGCTCCGCGTTGTAGCTGCTGCCACTTCGCCGCCGCTGCGCGTCTTGCTGCCTGCTCGTTCTGATAAGTCTTGCGTAACACAAACACATTGCCTTCCGCGCCTTCCATATAATCACCTTCACGGCTGCTGCTTTTCTCCTTTTTGGGTTTTGGCGGTTTGCGGCGTTTCACGCTGACTTTTTTCTTTTTCCCGTAATTAAGATCAAGCCAGTAAGCGCGTACCCCCGTATACGCTTCGCGGTCAGCAATGCGGAACTGATGGCGATCGCCACTGCTGCGTGTGATGGCGAATGAGGGCAACGGCTGGCCCTGTGCGTTCACGCCACCGCCAGGCATGATGAATAACAGATTACCGCTTTTTACCGTGGTGATTGCGCCCAGCATTTCCGCCATGCGCGTAAGGAAGGACATGTCGCTTTCTTCGGTCTGGTCGGCGTGGTCGATTTCAATATCCATCAGTATTTCGCTGATTTGTGGTTTCAGACCGTACCGATGAGCGATGGCGGATACCACACGCTCAACGGTCACATCATGCCAGGACACCTCACGTTTAACGTTAAATTCATCCCGAAAATCTGCGCTTCTGGCTGAAACAGTCAGCCTGTCCGGCGGTCCTTCGTGAGCGATTTCATCAACAATGTAAGTGCCTTTTTCTGTCAGCGGTTCTCCTTTCCAGCCAATGAGAACCGTCAGGCGCGCGCCCCGTGGCGGTAGCTGCAACTGACCATCCGCATCATCCAGCGTGATGGTGAGCTGGTCCGCCTCAAATCCACGGTTGTCGGTCAGTGACAGGCTCATCAGGCGCTCTGCCACGCCTGACAGCGTTTTACCCTCCGCGAGAATATCAAAATCCGGCATTTTTACAGGGTCTGTGCCCTGACTGAGCAATTGCATGGTGGTGTCGGTCATCTGTTCCCTCCCTGTGCGGCATGGTCGCATGTGCGTGCGGAGGGGGTTACTGCTTTTTGTTGTCGCCGTGGCGGGAGAATGGCGCAGGGGTGAGATTACGCGCGTGGTGGGTGATGATTGTTGCCTAATCATTTAACGGATACAAGGGGCTGAAGCTATGAGTGAAACTCGTTTTCATGGTGCCCGTGTTACGGAAAATACCGACCTGGTAACAGCGATTAACGATGTTGATTCCAGTGTTATCGGTATCGTGGCAACGGCGGATGATGCGGACGCGAAGCTGTTCCCGCTGAACAAGCCCACACTGCTGACCCGCGTCAATGACGTGCTGGGAAAATGCGGAACAACGGGGACGCTTTATCGTGCGCTTAAGGCTATCGCAGACCAGGTGAGCACAAAGGTGATCGTCGTTCGCGTGGCTGAACACAAAGAAGAGGGCGGTAAGACGCAGGATCAACTGGTTATCGGTGGTTCTGAATCTGACGGCAGCTATACGGGGATGTATGCGCTGCTTGTTGCAGAGCAGGAGGAAAGCATCGGATACCGTCCGCGTATTCTGGCCGCGCCGGAGCTGGACACGGAGGCGGTAACAAAATCCCTGTGCGTGATTGCGGGTAAACTGCGCGCGTTTGTGTATGCCTCATGTCACGGCTGTAACACGATGGCTGAGGCAATTACCTACCGCCAGAAATTCAACGAACGTGAGGTGATGCTCTTATGGCCGGACTTCATCGCCTGGAACCCGAAAAGTGGCAAAAACGAAGTGTTCCCCGCGCCTGCCTATGCGTGCGGCCTTCGTGCGTACATTGACCATGAGCAGGGCTGGCACAAATCGCTGTCCAACGTTCCGGTTAAAAATGTGCTGGGAATGTCCAGACATGTGTTCTGGTCGTTGCAGGCCGAAGGCAGTGATGCCAACAGCCTCAACAACCAGGAAATCACGACCATTATTCGTCGCAACGGGTTCCGCTTCTGGGGCAACCGCACACCGGAAACAAAAGCCTACATCTTTGAGGTGTATACCCGTACCGCACAGGTCCTGGCTGACACGATTGCGGAAGCGCAGTTTGAAACCATTGACAGCCCATTAACACCCGTGAATGTGAAGGATGTTATCAGTGCCGTCAGGGCAAAACTGGATTCACTGGTTACTGCCGGGAAACTGATTGGGGCGTCGTGCTGGTATGACGTGGTGGATAACGGCACCACGGATTTACGTCAGGGGCGGGTGCGTATTCGCTACAAATATACGCCAGCTCCTCCACTGGAAGACATGGAACTTTACCAGTCGTTTACTGATGAATTCTTTGGACCCGCATTTGCGGTTCTGGGAGGTGCCTGATGGCTGTACCAAAACATCTTCGCTTTTTTACGCTGTTTGTGGATGGTGAAAACGAAGTGGGTAAGGTGACGTCTGTCACCCTGCCTAAACTGACGCGCAAAACCGACAGCTACCGGGGTGGTGGCATGATGGGCGCGGTAAGTATTGATCTCGGTCTGGACGACTCCGCGCTTGATGCGAGCTTTGTCATGGGGGGCGCAGTTCGTGAGCTGTTCCTTAAGTATGGCGGCACGATTGACGGCACGCTGCTGCGTTTTGCGGGCGAATACTACACCGATGCAGAAAGCGACCTGTATGAAGTCGAAATGCGCGGACGTGTGACGGAAATTGATATGGGGGAAGCCAAGCAGGGCGAAGCCACGTCGCACACTTACGCCATTAAAAACACCTACTACAAGCTGAGCGTTAACGATCGTCCGTTGTGGGAGATTGACCTGCTGAACTTCATTTACCGGAAGGACGGTAAGGACATTGTGCCCGATCGCATCCGTTCCGCACTTGGGCTTGGCTGATAAGTAATATGCAGGCGGCGCAGTGCGTCGCCTCTGACTGAAAGGAGTTTCCTGATGAAAGAGACGAAAAACATCGATACCGAAAACACGGTAGTTGCTGATACTGTGAAAGAAACCAGTGAGCGTGGCGTAAAACTTACCCAACCCATTGAGCGTGGCGGCGAAAAAATCACGTTTGTGGAGATCACCGGGGCTATTGAGCAGGCTGGATCTCTGCGAGATTTGTCGCTGTCTGATGTGCTGAATCTGAAAGCGGAATCCATGTTTACGCTGCTGTCACGCGTGACATCACCGCGACTGGATGAAGTGACGATCAAAAAAATGGCATCCCGTGACTTTATTCAGTTATGCGTGGTTGCCGTAAATTTTTTGAGCGGTGCGGACTCTGGCGGGAAGAACGAACAGGCGACGGAAGCCTGATCACAGTTTTGTGCTTTGAGCACATAGAAGACTTTGTGGCAGATATTGCCGTTATTTTTAACTGGTCGCCCGCCGAAATCTTCATGATGACGCCCGGCGAAGTGGTTAGCTGGCGTGAGCGGGCGGCACTTCGCAGCGGGAATGCAGACAATGAAGACTCTTGATATCCGGGTCGCTTTCAGCGCCGTTGACAGGCTGACCCGGCCTGTCGAAAGCGCCCGCCGTCTGATGGGACAGTTTGGTGACTCCATCCAGCGAACGCAGGGGGCGATCAAAAATCTTGAGCGTCAGGCGCGTTCATTTGAGCGCGCCCGTGACGCTGTCAGTAAAGCGGATGCGGGCATCGTGAAAGCACGACGCCAGCTTAACGCCCTTCAACAGTTACAACGCTCGGGGACAGTGCTCAGCGAAAAACAACAAAAGCTGATGCAGCAGTTAAGCACCCGGCTTGAACGCCTGAACGAATCGCGCACACGGGAAATTCAGAAAATGCGGGAACTTGGCGGAGAGCTGAAACGCCACGGCATTTCCCTGACAGGTAGCGATAACACCATCCAGCAGGCCATCAGACGCACCGAACAATACAACAACCAGCTTGAACGCGAACGGCAGGCGCTTGCGCGTGTAACACGGGCGCGTGAGCGGTATTCGCGCGCGCAGGAAACAGCGGGAAAACTGAAAACGGGTGGTGCGCTGGCAATTGGCGCGGCAGCGGCTGGCGGCTATGCTGCCGGGCGTTTTTTACAGCCTGCCATCGGGTTCGGGAAAGAGATGTCCCGCGTTCAGGCACTGACGCGAATCGACAAAAACAGCCCGCAGTTTAAGGCGCTGCGTGAGCAGGCGTTAAAACTTGGCTCTGAAACACAGTTCACCGCAGGCGATGCCGCCAGTGGACAGAGCTTTCTGGCAATGGCTGGCTTCACACCAGAAGCCATTCAGGCTGCGCTTCCCGGCGTGCTGAACATGGCAACGGCTGGCGGTATGGACCTCGGCGAGACGGCGGATATTGGCTCAAATATCCTGACGCAGTTCGGCCTTTCTGCTGACCAGATGGACCGGGTCGGTGACACACTCACCGCAGCGTTTACCCGAACCAACACTGACCTTCGCGCACTGGGTGAAACCATGAAATATGCAGGTCCGGTGGCGGGCAAGCTGGGAATATCGCTGGAGCAGGCCGCAGCAATGGCGGGTGTGCTGGCGAATATGGGGATCAGGGGGAGTGATGCCGGGACGGCAATGCGTGCCAGCCTGGCTCGTCTGGTAACACAGCCAAAGGCAACCGCTGATGCTTTGAAAGAACTGGGTGTGGCCGTCTCTGACGCGAACGGCAAAATGCGCCCGATGGAGAATGTGCTGGCCGACCTTTATAAAGCCACCCGCAAATACGGGGAAGTTGACCGGGTATCGTTCTTTAAGGACATTGCCGGAGAAGAGGCTTTCACATCGTTTATGGCGCTCGTTGATGCGGCGGGTAACGGTTCCTTACCCAAACTGAGAAAAGAGCTTGAAGCTGCGCGCGGTGAGGCAGAGCGTACAGCAAAGGTTATGGCCGACAACCTTGACGGCGACCTGAAATCACTCGGCAGCGCATGGGAAGGGCTGCGTATTCGCATCAGTGATCTGATTGATGGGCCGCTGCGTTCTGTCACACAGTGGCTCACGCGTGTGGTCACAAAGGTGACGGCGCTGGCACAGGCCCATCCGGTACTGACGCGCCAGTTGCTGATTGCAGGCGGTGCGCTGCTGGCATTGACAGCAACCGTAGGCTCGTTATCGCTGGTTGTTGGGGTGCTTTACGGGAAGCTGGCCACGTTGCGTCTTGGTTTTTCTCTTCTGACCAGTTCCATGAATGTTGTCAGGGTGTTGACTGCACTATGGGGAATGGTGACGGGTTCCGTCTCTTTGCTGGGCGGTGCTCTCGGGACGCTGTTCAGTCCGGTTGGTCTGGTTGCTGCTGCACTTGTGGCTGCGGCGGTTCTCATCTGGAAATACTGGGACCCGATTAAGGCATTTTTTGCCGGGGTGTTCAGCGGAATTATGGAAAAGCTGGCTCCGCTGCGTGAAACCTTTGAACGGTTTGGCCCTGTTTTTGACATAATCGGAAGCGGGATCAGCCAGGTGTTTAACTGGTTTAAATCGCTGCTGTCACCGATGGAGTCCAGCAAGGAAACACTGGATAAGTGCACCAGTGCTGGCGAGGTATTTGGTAACGTTCTTGGTGGTGCGCTACAGCTTGTTCTGACGCCTGCAAAAATGCTGCTGGATACGCTGGCGTGGATACTTGAAAAGCTCGGTGTGCTTCCGGATGAAGCGGAAAGGGCGAGAAAGAAAATCGAAGACGCACAGCGTGCGGCCATTCTTCAGGATAAGGTTGCCTTGCTTCAGGGGGATCTGGCGAAAATCAATCCGCCGAAGCCAGCGGAAAATGGCACCGGAGGCGATAAACCCAAAGACAACAAACCGCTCACAGACAGCAATACCGGTACGCAACGCAGACTCAGCAAAATTGCTGATAACACAGGTAAGCTGGTTGATGAGACGAAAAAACGCATTGGCCCCGGCGATATTGTCTTTAAGAACCTGCCACGCGCACTTGCCGTTCGTGGGGAGTGGCAGGAGCGGAAGATTGCGCAGGTCAGTAAGCCTGCCCCCGCAATCAATATCACACCCGTGGTCCCGGCTCCGCTGCCTCCGGCGCTGGTCCCTGTTGTTGCTGCCAGCTCCCGCCCGGTGGCGGAGGCCATACGATCGCCAGTGGCATCTGTTCCTGCTCCTCCCCGTAACCGGGAGCCTGTTGCCTCCGGATTTGGTGGTGAAATTCATGTTCATCTGCATAACGTTGTTACGCAGAATCCCCGCGAACTGGCGAAACTGGTCGGTGAAATGGTCAGGACAGAAATGGAACGACGTGACCGTGCCGGACGTGGCCGTTTTTACGATAAAGATTAAGGATTCATGGTCATGATGATGATTTACGGTATGTTTGTTTTTGAGTTGCGCACATTGCCGCATCAGCAGTTGCAGCAAAACAAAAGCTGGCGGCATGTGAAAAATGAACGCGTTAACCGTTCTGCAAGCTGGCAGTATATCGGTGCAGGTGATGATCGCATCGTTCTTTCCGGCGTGCTTTATCCTGAAATTACAGGTGGCGAAGTGTCACTGTCGCTGCTGACCACACAGGCGTATACAGGGCGACCCTGGCCTCTGATTGATGGTGTCGGACATATTTATGGCATGTATGTTCTGACCGAAACGAATACGACCCGTTCTGAGTTAGATCGCTACGGGAAAGCGAAGAAAATAGAATTTTCCCTGACGCTGGAGCGATGCGACGAAGATCTGCGGGAACGCCTTCAGTCCTCCTCATTCAGCGATATGGTGTCAGAGCTAAAGGGAAAAGTGACCGCATCCCTGAATAATACGACAAGTTCAGTTAAAGCACTGTTCTGATATGAAGTGAACCGCTGATAACCAGTCTGGTCACAGCGGTAAGTTTTTATAAAAAGAAACTGTCGGAATTGCCGGGGCTGGTTTTATCCGGTTATCCGATAGATTGCCGGAAACATTAATTATTCTGGCTTCTCCGGCAGTTTAATATCCGTTGTTATTTCAGGATTGATATCATCGAGTTTTATTGTGTAGATTTCCCATGCTTTCAGCAGTTCTTTTTCTTCATCTGATGCAAGTTCCAGACGAACTTTTCGCTCAAGCTGAGCGATGCGTGTTTCCGCTTCTTCTGATAAC